TCAATTCATTGCGGTCCTGATCGCGTCTCTAGACGGTAATTCGCTATATTTCCAGCGAAATAATCTTATCTTCGCTGATAGCACGACCTTTTCTAATGTCTCGTCCCATGGCCGTCGTTTGCTGGGGTGTAGCGTGGTGTTTTCGATTTGGATTACAGCTAGTGGCCTAGAGTCTTCATTGCAGATTAAGAAATCTGCATATCGTTCGGTTAGTTGATCGACCCACTCTCGGTATTCCCGCTCGTTTGTTGCGATGAAGTGCGGCAGTTGCACGCGGGCTAGGACGATCTTATTTGGTAGTGCGTCCCTCAGCCTTATAAACACATCAATTTCTTGCGAGGAGAGCACGCGTCCTGTCACGTACGGCCACTTGTCACCCATGTCCGGCCCTCCCCCTTGGCAATGTTTGAAGTCTATCAGGGCATCAACCAAGGGGGTTATAGGCGAGGGGGTTGACACGCGTATCTGCGAGGGAGTATATATGCGTCACAGTTGATAGTGATGACAGGCTTGATGTCCCATGAACCGCCAGTTCGCCCCCCAAGTTGAAACGCAGCGCGTCCCCTCTGTCGGCTTACAGCCGGCCATGCACCTGGCGGTTCATGCTCTACGCGCTGTGTTGGAGCGGCCAGAGGATTTCCTGGCCGCTTTTTTTTCGCTTATCGAAAAGGAGCAACCGCCATGTTCACTGAGCAAACTTCACTTGATGACCTCACACCTGACGAGCTCGTTGATGCGTTCTGTTCAGGCCTCCATTGGGAATGTTTCCGCTGCGGCGATAGTTTCGTGGGACCCCCTACAGGCTTTGGTGCCAATGACCAAGGCTCGATCACAACCCGTCTCTGCTTCGAGTGTTCCGACCGCTACCGTCGAGGCTGTCATAACTGCGGATGATTCTCAGCTTGGCGGGGCAGGGGAGTGGGGGTGTGCTGTAACACCCCCACTTAGTCTCACGGATGAGACTTTTGCCCTTCCTGGGCTTCTGTTGGAGCAGGCGTCATGAATACGTCGTCTTTAACTACTGTCCTCAACAAGGAACAAATAACCCTTCTCAAGACGTTGGACCGCTATGTTGATATGCACAAGAGCTTTTGCGGTCGGGCTCCTAACGTTGTTTCCTTGGATGTATTGAGCTGGTCTGTTTATGAAGAAGTGCTCGCTGCGGTAGAAGGGGTGCCTCAGTCGTTTATTGCGCCTTCAACCTTTCGTGGTATCCCATTGCGGCGTTTAGATCAGTGATTGACTGGATCACCCTCCGCTGCGAGATACCCCCCGAGCTGCAAGAGCAGGCGAGGGCGTACCGAGACAGCAAGCCGCACATCATCAAGGTGGTTCCAGCCACTGGCTATATCGAGTATTCGTCACCGTGCCGTGAAAATATCCGCTCGGATTCTCATCAGATCACTATTCAGGTTTCCGGCTGTATCACAGTTCAGGGCTCGCCAGCACGCAGCATGGGACGTCCGAACAACGTTTTTGGAAGCGACGACCTGCTTGAATGCTCGCGCGCACATCTTGCTGCTGCTCAAGCTGCGTTGTCCTTCGAGTTGCCACCTTTGAACCATTGGCACGTTACCCGTGTTGATGTGACCTATAACTACGATCTTGGTGGCCCCACTGAGGTGCGGCAAGCCCTCGCATATCTTCGCCAGACGGATGCCGGCCGCTACAAGCTGCGCAGCGTCTCAGAAACGACGTATTGGTCTCCTGCTTCCAACATGCGCTCGGGCAAAGCCTATGGAAAGGGTGCACATCTACGCCATCAGGTCCGTAAGGGACAAGCGACCGCGACACCACGGGAACTTGAACTGGCGGACCGCCTTCTACGTCTTGAATTAAAACTTGGCAATGAATATTGGCGTCGTCATCGCGCCGCCGGCATCAGTGATTTTGATGCCGACTTGTCGGGCGAATTTGCTCGTTATTTTTCCGCCTTGATTGGCGCAGTAGAGGTTACTGAGATGAATGACCTTGATCGAATCAAAGAGGTTGCCCCCACTGAGGGCCAAGCTCTCGCAGCTCATCGCACATGGTGCGTTATCCGCAGCGTCGGCCATCAGGCGGCGCGCGAGTCAATGCCAAAACCAACATGGTATCGGCATAAAAAAATTCTTATGGAGGCCGGTTTTTCGTGGGCTGATCTCTCAGCCGGTCGTGTTGTTGAATTCCGGCGTCGAGCGTTGGTGTTGGAACGGCCTGTGATGTCGTGGGCTGATATTGCCGCTTAGTCGGCTTTAACAATTGGAGCGATCTGAAATGATGACACAAGGCACTTGGATGGTTGGCACCTGCGTTGGAGTGACTCAGGAACCTTGGAAAAACGGTCAGGGCATGAATTATCGGCTCGGTCTCTCGCGCACAATGATCGGTCACTACGGGGAAGAAACCATTGTCACTGAGAGCATCGATATTAACAAAGATGATTACCAGCGTATTGCGCAGCAAGCCGCGGCCTTGAAGGGTCGCGATGTTTATGTTCAGGTTGTTTGCGATGTCGGTACTGGCGGCCGTAATGGTGGCTGGCTTAAGCGTTATGCACCCAAGGGATCGAATTTGTTCCCCTTCAATGCTGAAGCTTTTGCGGTCAAGAATGCCGTAGTTCGTGAGGCCAAAGCCGGTTGATGCGTAGCGCGCCGGCCCTCAAGGCCGGCGCATGGAGGGAATGAGATGAAGTCACTGTACTGGGTTGCTGCGGGATTTTTGTTCCTTGCCTGTCCCTTGATTGTTGCCATTGACTTGTATCACGAAAATGAAATGTTCCGATCTTTGGTCCAGGGGTTTGGTATCGCTTTACTCCTCGCCTGTGCCTTAGCTTGTTTTCAGACGGCCTTTGATGAGTGGAAAGAGCGGGAGGAGCTTCGGGAACGTAATGCAGGTCTTCACCCTGATGATGAAGCCTTTTAATGGGGAGTACTTGCCATGATCCGTGTTGCTTTGTTGCTTGTTTTGTTCATTGCTGGGTGTGCTGGTGATCCCACTGATGCCTTTATGCGTACGCTTTATGGTCCGCAGTGGCAAAACATGGAACCGTGTATCGATCCTGTTTCTGACTGGGATCAATCTCTGGGGTGCGCATCTGTTCTATGAATAAGGATTTAATCATCGGCCTCATTTTTTTGGTGTCTCTCGCTTCGGGTTGTGCTGCTACTGCTGGGAGTATGCCGGGTCTTGGCTGCTCTGGTGGTCTTGATAACGTTCATGATGCTAATGGGTACTTTGCGCGCTGTTCTGCTGATATTCACACGACGTTGATTGTCGAAGATATGATTTCCTGTGATGGAGTCCCGAGGTCCGTGCTTTTTTCTGGTGCTTATTACCTCGGCTGTTCCGGCGTTTGGCATCGCGGTATCGATGGCTTGTTTACCGCTATTTGCGGTGGTGACTTTTTTGATGATCCCAGCGGCCACTATGTCGTGTGCTCGATGCCGTGGACATCTATACCTTTGCAAACACCTATTCCCGAGATCACTACCGAGCTGTGGCTGTCGCACCTCGGCGGCCTTCTTGGCGCTTATGTTCTCGGTCTCTGTTTTGGTGGTTTGCAGGCTTACGCGCGCGCTCTTCTCAGCAAATTTGAAGACTTGGTGTAGGAGGGAAAATTTATGTGGGCAGGTGTTGATACAGTCGGTGCAGTTATGCTGCTGGCGTACATGCTCGCCTTTGGTCTTGGCGTCTTGAGTGGCTTGGGCATTGTCCGCTGAGCTTTGGGCCGCTCATTTCGCTGGGTTACTCGGTGCATGGGTCATCGGGTATTGTTCCGGCGCATTGTTCGCTTGGGTGCGTCGTTTATTTAACTACATAGAGGAGTCGCTTTAATGAAATTTCGTAATACTGCCTTGAAGTATGGTCTGGGTGCTGCTGCTCTCACTCTCGCCACTTCTGCGATGGCTGAGTTGCCCGAAGGTGCCGAAGCTGCTTTCACCACTCTGCAAACTGATGGTATTGCGCTTCAGGGCATGGCGTTGCCGATCATGGTTGCGCTGGCTGTCGGCAGCGTCATTATCGGGTTGGTTGTGAGGTACATCAAGCGTTCCGGCCGGGCTGCCTAAAGTGGGTGCCGTCGGCATGTTGCGGCGGCTGGTTGGTAGCGGGGGAGTTGTTTCCCCCGCTATTCCAATCATTCTATTTTTCTCGCTGTTTTTCGTATCATCTGCTCACGCTGTCAATTCTGTTCCTTTGAGTGAACTCCTTAGCGGCGGCTCAGCTATGCGCTATCCAGCCGTGCGAACTGCGCAGGCTCTCATACCCCTCCGTGGCTTTAGTGTTACGCCCGCTGGTGCGGCTGCCGCTGTTGTCGGTATGGCTGCCGCTTATGTATTGGAACAGGGCCAGGACGCTTTGCACTCGTTGCAGGTGCAAGCTGGTGCGTCTAATCCAAACGGATTGCCAACTCCGCCGGGATGGTCTGGACCCAATAGCCCGCCCACTACTGAAACCCCGGGTTATTATTGGAAACGTTACTCTGTCGTGGAAAATCTCGGTCCAACCGCAGAAGGAGCGGCCACCGCTCTGTGCAATGGCGGCACGCATAATGGATCGTATACCAGTGCGACTGAATACACTTTCACTTGCACCTCGGGCCCCTACAATGGAGCTTCAAACACCGTTGCGCGAGCTACGGGCTGCCCATCTGGATACACTGCAAGCGGCTCATCTTGTTTATTAACAGATAGCCCTCCCGTCAAGTGGCCATCCGACGATATTTATACTGTGCAGCAGGTGGGTGCTAATTTTACTTCTCATCCGAGGGACCCCGACACACTGAGTATGTCGAGTACGTCGAGCCTCACATTCAATGGTGTTGATGCTGCGAACCATCCTACTAAAACGACTATTACTGGTAATGCTGATGGATCGCAAACTATCCGCACTCAGACGCAGTATGAAAATCCGTTGGGTCAGACCTCGGTGAATGACTATCTTGTCACCATTAACAATGCTGGGAATGTAACCAATATCACCAACTACGATACCTATAACACCTCACTCTCAACTTATAATGGTGCGAGCCCCGCTGCTCCTTCTTCGGCGCAAACTATAAACTTGCCTACTGACTACAACCGCGAAGCTACTCAGCAACAGATTAAAACTGGTATCGACACGCTGCATAATGATGTGGTTGATGTCGAAGCGGGTGTCGATATTGTCGATGACACTCTGCATGAGGTGAAAGAGAGTGTTGATTATCTCGGTGGTGAGAAGAAGGAAGAAATTAAGGTTGATCCCAACGTTGATACCGGCTTCGATGATTTTAAAGAGACTGTCGACGCTGTTGCAACGGCAGAGACTCCCGGCTGGATGGAGTGGATCATACCTGATCAATTATTCCCCGAGGGTGGCTCTTGTGGTGAGTTGGGCTATACGTTCCATGGCGTCTCGGTCGATTATTCGCCGCTTTGCCCGCAGATGGAAGTTGGGCGTGCCATCATCGGATGGCTGTTGGCTTTGTGGACTGTCATTGGCTTGTATGGTCTTGCAATGGAGGCAGTTCGCAAATGATAGCTTGGCTTGGTGGTTTAGTTGCTCAGCTCGCCGCTTATTTTACCGCTCGCTATGCGCAGCGATATGCGTTGCAGCTCGCTATTGTCGCAATTTTCGCCGGTCTTACTACTGCACTTTGGATTGCAATTTATGCTGCGGCTCAGGCGATTTTAATTACTATTCCTGGACCTGTTTCCACGATGTGGGCTGTCGTTGTTCCTGTTAATTTTCCGCCTTGTCTTGCTGCCCTTTGGTCCTCGCGCATCACTCTCGCTGCGTTTAAGTACCACAAGGAAACACTCAAAATTATGAGCTATGTAACCTGATGGCTACTTATTGCGTGACCGGTCAGCCCGGTGCTGGCAAAACACTTTATGCCGTTGATGTCATCCGTCGCTATTTGGTCAAAGGCTTGCCGGTTGCAACAAATATCGATATTAATTTGCCTGCGCTTTGCAAGCCCACATCCAAAAAAACTATCATTCGGCTTCCTGATTATCCCTCCGTCGCCGATTTTGAAGCGATAGGGAAGGGCAACACCACTCGCGATGAAAATAAACATGGTGTTGTGCTGCTCGATGAGGCGGGTATTTGGCTCAATGCACGTGAGTGGAACGACAAGGGCCGCGATCGAGTCATCGCGTGGATGCGTCAATCTCGTAAGCTTGGGTGGCACCTGTACCTGATTTCACAGGCAGTCGGTGATCTTGATAAACAGGTGAGGGCGGCCATTGTTGAGCATGTTGTTTATTGTCGTCGTACTGATCGGCTTAACGTGCCTGTCATTGGTACACTCTGGCGCGCTGTGGCGGATAAGGGCATGTTGCCTGAGGTGCATTTTGGTGTGATCAAATACGGGACAGGCCCCAACTCTGTTGTCGTTGGTCGGGATTGGTATCGTCCCGGTGAGCTTAAAGAAGCATATGACACTGCCTATCGTTACGTTCCCACTGAGCTTGGTGATAATTGGGGCATCAGTACTCAGCTCTCCGCGTGGCATCGTCATGGTCGTTACATTTCTGACCCTGTTGATCCTCTAACACGCATGCGTCGTAGTGTTGCAAAAATAAAAGCTGAGGCGTTGCGTGTTCGCGCTGAACGTCGTGCGCAATTGGATATCGGTGGTCGCGTAGCGACTGCCGATATCCTGTTGTCACCGGCGTGATTTAATTCCCGCGGCGATAACGATTTCCTATAGACATCTTCCATAATGGCCGGGTCTCAGGCCATAGAAGCGCCGCTATTTCACTGTCTCGTGATTTGTCGCTTGCCGGCGCGATGCCGGCGGCCGCTTCGGCCGACGCTGGGCAATCCTCGAGGAAGACCATTTTCAACTTGTGGTAATCGGCCTCGACGTCGATTGCCTGCTATCGATTGCGGCCGCGGCGGTCGCTTTTTCCGTCATTTCTCGCACGTTCTGCCTGTAGCGTTCTTGAGACGCTGCTAGCAAGTAGGGGATAGCCCGAATCAGGCTGTAGTGGTATCGGTCGCCCTGGGGGCTCTGTAGGCCATCGTCATCGATCTGCCAGCCTTCCCAGTGCTCCCAGGGCAAGAGGCCGCGCCGCAGCCTCACCAGGTCTTGCGCCCACTGGGGCGCGCCGGTCTTTTGCCATCTTGCCGCTGTTCTCTGTGATACGTGGCACCAGGTTATAAACTCGACAGTTAGAAATTCATTCATCGCTAATTGTCCTTTTTTAAAGACAATGTAGGCGATGTTTCCCGAATAGTTGAGCGAGCCAATCCCAGCGCCGACGTGATTTAACATAATAAACATTATGCGCACTACGAGATGGGCAAGAAGCCAACAAAGGGCTTACCTCAGGAGGGATTGACCGAGCTTCTTCAAGCAGGCTAT